AATTCCTTCACCCAGAGATGTAGTGAGTAATCTAAATCCCTCATCAAATTGACTTTGCATATCATCAAAGGTACTTCCCAAATCACTCATTGCATTTTTAACTCTATTGTTACTATCAGTAAAGTCAAATGTTAGAATATTTTTACCAACTGCACCTAAAAGATTTCCAAATCCTGTAAAAATACTTATAGTTTTACTAAAAAATCCAGTTACAATAGTAGAAAGTCTCTGCATTCTGGCAATCAATTCCTGTGCCATCGTAATGATTGATGGTAGATTGTACATTAACCATCCAACTAACAAAGTTCCAAGAAAGTCCATAATTCTTCCCAAGAATCCTTTGGTACTTGAAGCAACTGCCTTTGCCTGCCTCTTGAATACTCCACCAATACTTGATGCTTCTATCAAATCCTCTCTATTCTTTCTTCTTTCTGCCTCTTGTCTTCTTTGAGAAAGAATATAATTTCTTGCTATTGATTCTCTCTTTACTTTTGTTTTTCTTAATAAGATGTTATTAAGATTTCCTGTTTTTTTCTTTAGACCAGAAAATGAAGATTTTACTGACTTAATTCCAGAACGAATATTAATAAGACTTTGTGAGGGTTTTACTGCTACTGCCATCTTATATCACCACATTATAATTTACTTGTGAATAAAGCACATAGAAATTATCTGGATTTGATGCCGATATTGATGGAACTTCATTTACGGAACCACCAGTAGGAGCAGCACCAGATTGTTGTTGAGCAGAAGAACCTACTCTTTTGTAAACTATATTTGGTGTTGGTTCTGGTGCTGGACCAACATTAAGTGGTAATGTTGTAAGTCTATTAGTTTGGGCAGGTGTTTTTATATCTGCCTGTGTTGATTGTGATGAGACTTGTGCCGAAGTTACTTGTTCGGGCATCATACTAAATTCACCAAATTGTGCTGGTTTTGTCCAATCTATTTTATTTGCTTGGGATGTTAAATCTCCCATTGTTTGATTAAAGGGTTGTTCATTTACAGCAGGAGCATTAGGTGTTTTATTTTTTGGCAATACTGGTGTTTGTGCTTTTACTTCTGCTTGTTTTTTTGGTGGTGTCTTTTTATTTTCGGGTTTATAAAAAGCAGACTGACCTATGGCTGCAGCACTCAATGCAATAGATGGAACTTGTAATCCTGGAATAAGACTAGTAATTGCAGCAGCACCATATAATCCAGCACCTTTCCAATTACCCCTAATTGATTCAGAAGCAGCACCCCAAAGATCTAATCCAGTTCCAATAATAGGCAATCCTCTTGATACAAGTTTGCCTGCATTTCCTAGACCTTTTCCAATTCCTTTCAGTACTCCACCACCAGCTGCTTCAGCTGCTTTTGCTTCTGCTCCCGCAACTTTTGCTCCTACTTCTGCTGTTACTTTGGCACCACCCCCAGTTATTGCTTTTATTCCAGCTCTTCCTGCCGAAACTATTGCTTCTCCGGCAGATGTTAATAGTTTTCCAAGTGCCCCAAAGAATCTACCAATAGTATTCTTTACCAACCACCCACCAATTTTAAGAGATAGTCTTGTGATAGTTGCGGCAATTGCAAAAAATCCACCATTCAATAAAAATAATGTTCCGGCAGCAATTCCAAGACCCTTAAGAACATTATCTCTAATTTCTTCTAATTTTTTACTATTACCTTCTGATAATCCTTTAAGAACTTCAATTCCTTGATTAGTAAACCATCCAATGAATAATGTTGTAAAGAATTCTGATACTCTACTTAAGATAGATTGTGCCTTTTGAGCAATTTTCTGCACAGGTGCAATTAATGCACCTTGCATTACTTTTTCCAGAATACTTTCTCTTCCTGCTCTTAATCCCTGCTCTGTTGCTCTTCTTTGTTCTTCTTGTTCCTGTTTTGTGCGATTTTGCTCCAAAACACTATCATAAGCAATTACATCAGTAATTCGATTTAAAGCACCACTAAAATCAGTAACTTCAGTTTTTAGTCCACCAATTTGTTCCTGTACTCCACCTATGGTTTGAGTCTGGATTCTTATTACATCATCAAAATTATTAACTTTAGTCCTTAAACTATTAACCTGATCTTGTAATGAGGTTATTGTTTGTGATTGAGTCTGTACGAGTGCTAAAGCTCCTTCATCTGGTTGCCTATTAATAGCAACCAGTGGACCACCACGTCTAAAAATATTTGAGGATATATTACGACTTTTTGCGAATATTGCCTTTCTTCTTTCCGCAGACAAATAGGACCCTGATATAGGATCTACTCCACTTTGTGCTATTTGTGCGAGATCAGCCATTTGCTTGATTCTTTAGATTTTCTTCTTCAATATAATTTTGTAGTAAAGTTACATATATTTCCCTTTCCCAAGGAATCATATCTTCAAGTTCCGTCAAAGAGTATTTATGATGCTGCATCATGGCAAAATTTGTCTTATAGTATGACGCAAGGTCAGTATGCGCCATACTTACGCGAAAAAAGCAGATAATCCCTCCAGAACTACCTCACTCTCAACTTTAGTATTCGGATTCGTAACTTTGATCGTATGAGAAAGTTTGGGCATCGTCTCAAAGAACTTTTCAACTTCTTTGAATTGCTTTGAACTTAACTGCTCAACAAATTCCAATAGTTCTTTCTTTGTAGAATCACTCGCAGTCCAAGACTCTTCTTCCGAATAGATTTGATCAATACAAGAAACAATCAAATCAAAGGTATCATCAACACTCACACTCTCACCAGAATCAAAGTTGTTCTTAATGAACTCAGTCATTGATGGATATCTCATTCTTAATGTTAGAGAATCATCCAACTTAATATCACGAGAATGCTTTGGATCTACTTCAACATTGATTTCATCCAGGTTGATACTCATTGGAACCTGAGTTGTTCCATCATCAGGACAGGTGATCAAAACATCTACTGTTTCACCAACCGACTTACCTCTAATATTGAGGAACAAATACTCAATATCAAATGTTGACAAGTCTTCTACTTTAATACCTTTGCTTAAAATGCAGTTTGTAATGACATTCTTAACTGCATTTGCAATTTGTTTAGAATCCTCAGTTTCTAGTGCAATAATTAGAATCTTTTCTTCTTTGACCAGGAAGGGTCTGTATCTAATTTTCTTTTTTAATGACGGAATTTCCAACTCATAAATTGGAGTCGCAATCTTTGGTAAAGGCATAATATCCTATAAAGTTCAGTTAAAATTATTTAGACTGCTTATGGAAGTCCAACTGGTCTTGGGTCATCCAATCTACCAGTTCCAAGATTTAGATTTCTATTAATCAACTCTGTTTTTCCTGTTGCAAGTCTAGATAATTGGTTAGTTGTGTTGGAAACATTAGCAACATTGGGTGCGATATTATTATTAATACTTCGTGCTACGTCAAAACTTAATACCTTACCACAGACATATCTATCATAATTGAATGCGGCACTGATTTTCAATACATCAGAACCATTATAACTTACTGGTGTGGAGTTTAAGGAAAGTGGAAAAAGTCCAAAAAAATTATATTCAAGTTCTGCATTGTAATCTCTATCAAATTTAATAATCCTGGTTGTATTACACTTATATGCTTGTGGATATTGCATTCTAAAATAATATCCCTCCCTATATGGATCAGCATTAGATCCACCAGAAATAAACTCCATCCAGTGTTCTATAAATTTTAATGCTCTATAATCCCTATCAACATAAAATTCTAAACCAATTTCAGTAAAGATTCTACGATGAGCAATTCTCTCATTTACTCCTGTAAAATTATTGTTGATATCTGCCGTCGCAAATGAAGTTCCTGGTAGTGATGCAGAATGGCAAAGTAACCCGGCATCTTCTGCAATAAATCTTGGATCAACACCTCTAATATAAAGATGCGATAGGAGTCCCCCAGGCAGACCACCAAAGATGACTTGGAAGTGTGAAGTCTGGGCAAGATTAGTGAGTAGTGGTTTGAAATCAGCTATTCTACGAGGTCTGACCACTCTAAATACCTTTTATGAGTCTTAGTATACTTATTTAGATGTCTTATAAGGGAAAATATCAACCATCATTCCCAAAAAAGTATAGAGGAGACCCCACAAATATTGTGTACAGGTCTTTGTGGGAAAGGACTTTTATGAAATATTGTGATACGAATGAGAATATTTTAGAATGGTTTTCAGAAGAAATTGCAGTTCCTTACAGATCTCCAATAGACAATAAGATTCATAGGTATTTCCCAGACTTTTATATCAAAGTCAAAGAAAGTAATGGATCTATTAAAAAATATATAATTGAAATCAAACCAAAAAAACAAACAGTAGAACCAATACCACAAAAGAGAAAGACAAAGGGATATATCTATGAGGTTTATGAGTATGCCAAGAATCAGGCAAAGTGGAAAGCAGCAGAAGAATGGTGTGCTGATAGGGGATATGAGTTTAA